TTACTTTTCTTCCGCAGGTGCAAATAACTCACTTGTTCCGTCCAGAACTCGCTTCTCCTCATCCATCTCAAAGAACCATCCAAACAATTTGAGGGCTTCATACCCTTTCAGCAGTTTATCCGCCTTTTCTTTGGCGTAGCGTCCGCTATAATCATAGGTTTCTCCTACCGTATTCATCGACCCATGCAGAAACACAAGCATTTGATGTGTGATGCTCAATCCTTGGAACGTCTCAGTTGCCTGCTTTCTCTCTTCTTCGCTGTACTTCCACTCATCGTCCTCCAGGAAAAAACCTCTCGCAATCGAACCGTACAGACCGTAACCAATCAGCACAAGGGCTTCCCAGATTTTTTCTCTCGCTGCGTTTTCGTCCTTAAGAGCCGGGATTTTTCCAGAAATAATTCCGGAGATAAAATCTTTTCTTCTGGCAGCACTTCCTTTCAGAATTTCCTTTACTTCTTTTGACTTTCTATCCTGCTCTTTCTTCGCCAGCTCTTCTTTTGTAAGCTTCTTCTTTTCCTTCGGAGCTTTCGTAACGATTCTCAAATCTCGCCATGTCTCATACCAGTACATCTGCCCTTTCTGCTCTGGCAGTTCAATCTCATCCGGCACATCGTCTGTCAAGTTAATCTCTATCACCGTTTTCCACTTTCCATTGTACATCTGCTGGGAATACTGCTCCGGTGCTTTCTCTACCCCCATCTTTTTCAGCTTCGCTTTGAGCTTCTTTGCGTTCTCTTTCTTCTTAGCATTTGTAATCTCGTTCTGAACCCGGCTCACAATATCTCTGGAGCTGCTGGCCTTATCCAGAATCTCATTTCGCATTTCTACATCCTTGATTTTCTCCAGTTCGTACAGGTCTTTCAATGTGAGCTGAAAAGCATCGTCCTGCTGCTTCTCTTTCAATTTCTCCTGGTCCAGCTTCGCAATATTCAGCCTATGCCGGACGGTTGATTTACTGAATCCGGTCTTTTCTGCAATCTGGTCTTCCGTATCTCCCAAATCGAGCATCATCTGGAATCCCTGGGCCTGCTCCTGGATGGTAAGGTCTTCACGCTGAATATTCTCCAACAGCATGATGCCTACCTGCTCCTTCCTGGATATTTTGCTTCTGATCTGGCACGGAACCTCTGTTAATCCAGCTTCTTTCGCCGCTTGCAGTCTTCTGTGACCAATCAGTACATGAAAGTCGCTAATCAGAGAAATCTGATCTGCCTCCGGTTGTTTATCCGGTTCTGCATTCAACGCACTGATCGGAACAACCGTCAGATTCTGCATAACTCCATTTTTCTTTATCGACTCCGCCAGCTCCGTTACATCCCCGATATTCTTTCTCGGATTGTCCGGATGTGGATATAATCTCTCAACCTTAATCTTTACAATTTCACTGTTTCCCATCGCTATTCCTCCTTCTCTCTACTCTGCAGGGAACTCATACACAATGTTCCTCTTGTACATCGCCGGTCTTGTTGCCTGGGCTGCAATGTCAAAGAACTCAACCGTATAACATTCGTTTTCATATACCCCGCAGAAGTCTTTCAGTACCTGCAAACACCGTTCCTTTGTCTGATACTCTGCAATCTCTTCCAGGCAACCGTCAGATATGCAGATTGTGTGTCTGACAGTTTCCTTCTTTCCCTTGTGGTCTACCTGTTCTGAATACTCCAGGGCGTTAAAGGTTCTTCCGAACCACAGCACCTTCTCTTTATTCTGGCTTACAATCAGCATCTTTCTCTTCCGCCTCCTGCTCCCAGAACTCATTTACAACTTCCTGCACTACCGCATATTCCAGATCACCGTTATTCTCCAACATTCTATCTTCTAACTTTTCAGAAATAGAAATAAACACCTGCTCTGGAAATTCATCTACATCCTCTCCTGCCGCAGCACACACATCTTTTCCCCACTGTACTTTTTCAGACTTTTTTCTTTCCTCGTATTCATATTCCGCATACGCATCTGAAAGGTCCAGAACCGCATTCAGTTTATTGTTATCCGGCTCATCCTGGAACAATTCCTCCAACTCTTTCATAAGCTCTTCTCTATCCATTTTTTCACGTCCTTTCATTCCATTTTTCTCTTGCCTCTTTCTGTGCAAGTTCCTTCTGCCCGTTCCAGTCCTTCACTGATACATGAGGTCCGAGACTTCCGCACTTCGAGCAACAGATTCTATATCCGTTGTTACCCATCCTCCGGATTCCCACTCTCCTGTCTCCGCAACCACAAAACGGACATGGTTTTAATCTTTCCAAATTATCATCCTCCTGCCCCTAATTTTCTCCGGCGCATCTTCTTGTGTTTCCGCACCCCTGCAGAACCGCTCCGAACAACTGAAATCCGTAAATGAATCCTTGCATTTCGGACTCTATCGCCACATCATACACTGCGGATGTTATGGCCGTATCAGCTTTTGCTCCCGGAACCTGTGCCTCCATAACTGCTCTCAGCCGTTCGTAGGCCTGTGTCAGTTCCGGAATCTCCCGGTTTTCTCCCTTCGGGCCGGTAATAAACTGATTGAACAACTCCCGGACATCCTTATATCCGCTCTCTGCATCCTCCACCAGTTTCTGGCCGCTTACCCGGCAGCGAAGTTCTTTTTCCATTTTCTCAATGCCGGTCTTCTTTTTTCCGTAGCATCTATCTCTTTTCATTCTCGCCAGATAGAGCTTGCAGGCTTTTTCAGTCAGTTCCCACATCGGGTACTCCTGGTGTCTTGCCTTGAACTGTGCCATTTTGAACTCTGTCTGCTCCATCGGTTCCAGCTCCACGATAAGCTGTGCGATTCTGCGATATGTAACCGAGTGATATTCCTGGAACATATCCGCCACCTCTCGGCTTGTCATGATGGTTTTTCCAACCTCTACCGGCTTCTCTTCCTCACATACATCCACCACTGCCATCTGTGAGATAATCTTCTTTACATCGTCCATCAATTCTACGATCTGCTCGCTTCTCTTCATAACCTGCCAGCTCCTTTCTTCAAAGCACATAACGTACAACACGCTCCGTCGAGTTTGCTATGTCAAATCACGCCTGCATCCTCCGGTCTTTTCCAGCAAAGTGCTCCACATACCGGGCAACGCACCTTTTCCCATCCTTCCTTTCCTTCCGGCACACTGGCTAACAACGGCATACACAGCCAACCGCCTCTGTCCGATTCTTTCCTCGGTTCAATCTTCATACCGCTTTTCCCCCTCTCTCATCCAATAATTTTTTCAGCTCTTTTACAACCGGATGCCAGCTTCTGGTTCCTCTCACTCTCCGGTACACATCAGCCAGAACTGCATCGCCGCCAGGAATAAAGGCTTCCATTCTGGCCTGGGTCATTCTCATATCGTGGAACCCATCCGTAAATCTAAGTTCATCTCTGTCTTCGTATAAAACAACTCTCTTTGCTCCCAGACAGCCCCAGGCTTTGACATTTACCGTCCGCTCCGTTCTCTTCATCACACATCTCCCTCCTTTGCAAATCTGCTGTTGAGGCTTTCCATGATTGCCTCCAGTCTCTTCGCTCCGATTCCCGGTGTCTCGCTGATTGCTTTCTGCACTTCCGTAATGTCAATCCCAGGAACCGACTTTCTGCCCTCTTCATATGCTGTCATATAAAGATTCTTGCAGAACGATTCAAATTGCTGTCGATCCATTTTCTTGACTCTCTTGTAATCTTCTCTCCGGAGCAGATAACCTGCCCCGGTTGTCATGTTTTTTGCTTTGTTCATGCTCCTTCTCCTCTACTTTGCCAGCTTCTTCATAGTCTTAAAGAACTTCTTCATGCTCTTCATAAATTTTTTCATACTGCTTCGCCTCCTTTATGCAAATGGAATCCTGGCGTCAAACCAGCCGCCGTGTTTCTCAATCACTTGTTCAATCACTTCAACCGGCACATACGGGTACACTGTCTTTGTCGGTTCTGTCGGATCTTCAATATACGGCATCAACAACTCTTCTTTCTGGCTGGGATATCCGACTTCGCAAGCTGCATATTCTCCGCTTTCCAAATTCACCCGTGGCTCACAATACAATCCATCTCCAGCCTGGACACTCATTTCAAAACCGTCTTTGCAGAAGATATGAGGTCTCGGAGCCTGTACAATCCCGCACACCAGCTTGTATGTCTCATGCAAAAAAGCCTGCACGCTATCCCGTTTCTTGAATTTCTCAACATCTACACACATGTGAGGAAAACAGTTTCCGCAATACTCCCAGATCTCTTTTCCTCTTACGGCGAATGTTGCATATGTGCCGCAGTTCTTCATTGTCTTCGGGTTGATTGCATGACTGTGCGGCTCTCCTACCTGGAAGTAATCCCTTGTCATTGTCCGTGGTGGCAGGATATCCAGGAAGTAATCTGCTACTCCCTGGTCTACCATATCTCCCGGCTTACAATATTCATCCCAGGTTCTACATCCGCTATTCTGCCAGTCCTCGATTGTCTTTAATTTCATGTCGCTCATTATCCCAATCCCCTTTTCTTAAAATGTAATCTGCATACTGCCACGTTTATAGAAATAAGCATGGTCACTCAATCTTTCCTGTTCATCAACCTGCTGGCTATTGACTTCTTGCACCATCTGCGAAATACCATCCTTATCCATTCCACTAGCTTCGACTATCAAAATCTCATGGATGCTGGACGGGATCACAATCAAATCTGAATTTTCTTCCTGCGCAATGTCCTCGATAAGTTCCGGGTATAACAGGGCGCTTGCACCTTTCAATTTCCATTCATTAGTCAGCACATACATCTGTGGACCACCCTTCATTTCTTTGATCTCTTCCGTGCTGATTGGCATTAACGAGACCATCATGCTGAACATATCCTGTGCAACATAGCTGTCTCGGTTGTTGTTCGCAGCTTTGTCCAGCTCCTCGAACGTAATTCCGAAATTCTGCATGATATCATTCGTGATCTTCACGCTCATGCTTGCGTTCTTGTTTCTCACTTCATAGAGTACCGCAAGGTCAAGGTAATCTTTGTGCGGATAGCTGTCTAAGTCTGCTTCGTTCCATTTCTTGTTGACGAGCAAATATCTTACATTTCCAAGAATGCTTTCTTTGCTATTTACTATCTTTGCAAATTCCTGTACATCGGAATAATAGCCAAGCACTGCTTTGTCCTCGATCCGCTGCGCAATCTCATCTGCCGCCCTGTTAACATTGAGCATTTCGTTTTCAATATCGGCAATATATCCGTCTATGTACACTATTACTCCAATCTCGCTGTCTTTTTTTCTAATCTGGATTCCGCATTTATCTCCAACATTATTCTTTTTTCTCTCTGTAAATGAAACCACGTACCCCTTCGGAACCACTCTTTCCTCTACTGCTTTTACTAATTTTTCTACCGTTGCATTCATCATCTTAATATTCCTCTCTTTCTCTGATTTCTTTTGCAGCTTTTTCCAAAGCTCTGGTTAATCTAACAGACTTGTGGACATCTTTCATCGTAAGTCCAAGGCTTTCTAGTGTATCCTCATACTCCCCGGTATATCCGTACTCATGGTTATCCAACTCAAACAGGAACATCTGGTACAAGAATCCTGTCCCATCCGCATCCGACTGCTTAGCCGCTTCCAGTTCCGCAGCGTGTCGATCAACAACTTCGTGGAAGTGTTTATGGTCTTTCTTCTGGATGAATCCACCGCCCGGAATCCGATAAATCTTATCCGGGTCTTTCTCCGGGTCAAGTCCCCATTTTCCCATCATTTCATCAAACTGCTTATCTGAGAACGCAAACCCCAACGGCAGCTCATTGAACTCTTTCTGCTGTCTGTCTCTTAACTCTCTATAGCTCTCCATCTTAACTTTCCTCCTCAAACTCTGCCATCTTGCTTCTGTCGAATTTCATTGCCGGATATTCGCAGTAACCGCTTCTCCGAGTACGCCCGGTTCTCTCCGCAAATCCGTTTTCTTCCAGAAGAGCTACCGCCCAAGGGCAATTATTGGTGTCAACATACGCCTCATCTTCTGCCAACGAATGGTCGCACAGGCAGGTGGTTACTCTCGCAATAGGTCCATCCCATCTGTTATAAATTTCAACAGCAACGCTATTGTCTTCCACATACTTACCGACTCTTAACTTACAGTCCTTATACTCTGAATACTCTGTCTTAACATTCAAACTTGCCATATCAGTTCTCCTCTCTTCCCATTTCCTGGGATAACTGTTTTCTGATTTCCAACTCCGGTGCATCTTCTCTTTTTAATCTACTCAGACACATTCCACTGTCATGTACCGTAAAATGAATATAACCTTCTGCACTCAATGTAATGCTTACCAGCTTTTCTGCCGTTCCATGCTGGCCTGCAATCTCCGTCAGCTTATCCAGTACCGGCATTACTTCCCTGCTCAGTTCCGCAAACTCTGCCTGTCTCACTTCATTTCCTCCTTTACTCTGGCGAACATATCAAAATCCTCGCACATATCGCATTCACTGCTGCTTAAAATATTCTGGCAAACCTGGCATTTCGGGTTCAACCGTCTGTAATAATCCGGATGATTCTTTTTCAAATCCTCAATCGTGAACAGTGCCACTTTCATATCCTGCATACATTATTCCTCATGCTTTCCCAGAACCTCATCTGCTTTTCTTAACAGCTCAAGACATCTATCATTCTCCTTTTTCAGCTCTTCTTTCTTCCGCTCCCTTTCTTTGTAAAACTCCTCATTTTTCAGCTCTTCTTCCCACCCATTGATGAACTGCCGTACTTCTCGGACATTATTAAATCCGCACTCATCCTCGTAATCATTTCTGGCAGTGAAGATAATGTACTTGTTGTCTCTGCGTTCATCATCAATAGCAACTCCAAAATACAACTCATCCCTCTTCTCTTCGTCAAGCGGCTCGAATCTTACATCATCATAGAGCGGACCGACCATCGGGCAGTTATTCTTGAACCATACTCTGTAGTTATCCAAGATGTAATTGCTCGTAACCCCTTTCAAGATACTCCAGATTTTCGCCAACCGGCCTGCCAGTGCTTTGTCACTGCAAAACCAGTCATACCAACCGGCCTCAATCTGGGTATTTCTGTCTTTTGCAAGGAAATCTCCCTTGCGGTATCTCTCACAAAACTCTCTCAGCGTCATGTCCGCCATCTCTATTCCTCCTCGTAATCTTCGTAATCAATATCTGCATACTCACAGATACCTTCATAGCTCGTGCCGTTCTCATACATATTTTTCAATGATGCTCCAAATATTGTGCCATCCCACTGTCTGATTTTGCTTTCAATCTCTTCATTCAGCCGGGCATTGCTTCTGTCTGCCATACTCTCACTCCTCTCCTACATTTCCAGATGCTCAATTTTAATGGCTTCGTCTACTGCATCTGCTCCATATCTTTTTTTCAGATAAGAAACTGCCACATCCCACTCATGCGGATCGTTGACCGTCTCAAATAATTTCTTAGCCTCTGTAATGCACTGTTCCACTACCAGGTCTCCTTTCGCAACTCTGATGATTCGCTTTCTCAGCTCCTCCACCTGTCTCTGTGCCTGTGCCATTGCCCGGTCAAGCGTCTCTGCATAGTTCGCAGCCTCCATCATATTCTTGATGATTGGCATTCCAAAGGACTTATACAACTCTGCTATCTGTTCCTTACCCTCTACCTCGCTGATGGACGGATGCCATGTATACACATGCTCCACGATGGAATAATCTTTCTGGCTTATCTCAGCCCCAATTCTCTTTTGAAATTCCTGTTTTGTCATACCTTCTACGCCTCCTCAACTTTCTTGTAATCTTCCAGGATGTTCAGCAGCGTCCCTTTTCCAATTCTGAACTTCTGCTTGTGTCCGCATCTGGTTCCCATATAATTGACAACCGTTCTTTCTGGAAGCTCATGCTTTATGTACTGGATTATGTAATAATGACCATCTCCATGATGAACAACGTCTATGTATTTGTGCTCATTCCGGATGTTCTGGTATGTAGCCTTTTCAGTTCTGTTTGCTCTTGATCTCTTTGCCATATTCTTCGCTCCTTTGAATTATTACTTCGATTTTGCGAACCTTGCAGGTAAAAAAATAAGCCTACTTCCAACAAAGCTCTCTTACTTTGTCTGCTCGGCTACCAAATCCATACTTTTCAAGCATCTCCAAATCTGCTTTCACTGCCTCATCTTCCAGCGTGCATCCACAATCACTCAAAGAATACAGCTCATCTACGATTTCATCAGCAATGCTTTCTTCTCCAGCTTCCAGGGCTTTTTCAATGAACACCCACAGCATCTTCTGTGCTGCATCCCATTCCGGATAACCAAATTCATTTTTATCTCTTTCACTTAACAGGCTTCTGTATATTACTAATGCGTTCATCTTGACTACCTCCGTTTGTATCGTGTATTTGTTTTGTTATTTTGTAACTTTATTATACTTCGATAACTCGAACGTGTCAAGTGTTTTACTTCTATTTTTCAATTATTTTTACCAGGGCGATTTCATATCCCAACGCACTTACGATTTTCTCCAACGTGTCACAGCGAATACCGCATTTGCTTCTGGAAATAATCTGGTTCGCATACTGTCTGCTCACCCCGATTTTCTTTGCCAGGTCCACTGGTCGCAACTCCTCAACTTCCAGAACCTTTTTTATCAGCTCGTTGCAGTCAGTTCCTCTAATTTCTTCCATCCTCTACCTCTCTTTCAATCCAATCAGCAACTATCATTCCGCAGTTATCAGCTATCTGATACAGAATCTCCGTATCATCCCAGGTGTAATTGTTCAGAAAATCTGCCAGGCTCTCCCACCCCATTCTCTTCACAATCCGCTTCGCATCGTTCTTTTTAATCTCGAACCAGGTCAAGTGTTCATCCTTAAATCTGACGTCCCGGCATCTGTCCTGTACATAGGTTTCAAGAATCAGTCTTCCAAACATTTCCTACTCCTCCTCAAACAGCTTGCTTGCTTTCTGGGCCAGCATCTCATTTCTTCCGGATTTATCATCAAATATCCGGTGGCATTCCTCCAACAGCTGGTCTACTCTTTCCTGGGTTACTTCCAGGCCTGTACTCCGGATTGCTTCTTCCAGGTCTTCCAGATACCAATCTTCCCTGTACCAGATAGCGTTTGCCCTGCGGTAAATCTCATCAATTATCTTCTGTCGATTTTCCTCGGTTGCCTCCAACAGCCACTCAAAATTCAGTTTCCCATCCTTGGTTGTCGGATTGTACTTTCCGGAACATCTGCCCTGCCGGTCCGTTACATAGGTCTGAACGCCCCACCACGTTTCCGGTTCTTTATCTATGAATCCCTTTCTCTTCCACATTGCCGGAAGTGAATGCTTTCCATGCGTGTTTTCGTTCTTTCGGAACTCTACTACAATTTCCTCTCCCAACGCATTTCTGTCTGCAAAGGTAAACCACCAAACCGGCGGCACTGTATGCTCACACTGATATACTTTTCTCATTTTCCTGCTCCTTTCGCTAATGATTCAGCAATCGCCTCCATCATACTCTGCGATAATTCCAGATACTGCTCTACGATATAGAATTTCGCACTCTGCCCGTTCTCATCCCATATTTCAAAATACCGGAATCCCCGTTCTTCCTCGGCTTTATCCTCCTGCACCTTCACATACTCTCGTGCCTTACTCTCAACGATTTCATCCAGTTTCTTTGTTACCACCTCCAGATCAATCGACACATCCACCACTGCACATCCATTTGTAAACTCATTTTCCCAGAATCCATGCAGGACATACACCACAATTTTCTTTCCGTCCATCCTGGCATCCTCCCTATCCGTAAATAACATCATCGAATATCGCATACTGGATAATCATGTCTGCCACTGTCGCATCTACCATGCAACAATCCAGTTCATAAACGCCTTTGCTGCATCCCACAGAATCTGTCGCATCCACCAAGATATTGTACGGCTTGTCTTCATCCTCCAGATACTGTTTTACTCCGCTGAGCAACTTTTCCTTGTTCAGTTCTCTCTTCTTGCCGTCCACTGAATCATGCAGGACCAGAATTCCTCCTCTGCCGATCTGCTCCGATGCAAATTCTCCGAGATACTTTCCTTTGACTTCTGCTCGCTTGCACCAGTAGCAAATGCCGCCCTCCAGTGCCGTTGTAACAATATCGTCAATGTCCTCTGTGCTGATTCGCACGCTTATCTCAGCCTTGATTTCCTCATACTCTTTTCCCATCAGTCTTCCTCCTCACATCCTACTCTTTCTACATAGTCCACGCTGTCCGGCTCGCATTCAAATTCCAGGTATAAAGACAACCACAGTTTCTCCAGTTCGTTTATACCATTTGCGGTCAGCTCTGTTTCATCTCCATCGTTGAATCCGATTCTGTATACGCTCGGCTTCTTGCCTTTTCTGACAATGCCTTTCGCTGCTCTTCTCAGTCTCATTACTCCTTTTCCTCCACTCCGGCAAACTCCAGGATTTTCTCTCTGGCAAATCCCTCAATCACTTCCAGGTAGTTTCCCGGCCACACATCCTTGTTCGGCTCGTAGGTTTCTGTGAACTCATTCGCCCAGTCCACAAATTTCTGTTTCCAGGTTATGCTATCAATGTCTGTCAGTACCTCAAACAGATACTCACTCTCTCCCTTGAGCTGTTCCAGCATCATCGCTATTTCCATCAGATTTTCCGTCTGCTCGTTATACTCCAGCATCACGCCACCTCCTACTCTGTTCTTACCAATCCACCGTTTGCAGGTGCAATTCCGATACTTCCCATTTCGGAACAATCCGGTGCATCCAGGTTCGCCACATACGCAAGTGAAATCCTCCCGTCCAGGTCTTCTCTATCCAGTTCCCACTCTTCTTCCTCTGCGCTAACATACAACAACGCCAGGCATCTTCCAAACACCATATTGCTCAATATTGCAGCGTATACAATACCGCCACTTTCTTCTTCCCAGTCGGCAACAGCTTTCTTCTCCTCATCGTTCAAATCGTACAGAATACCTGCCGTCTCAGATTTAAGGACCGTTCCCTGCTTTCTGAATTTTGTGATTACCTGCGGCATCATTCCCAGGCGGCACATACGACCAACCGCTTCTTCTACCATTTTTGCTCTGTCCTGCTGATTCTTTGCATCCATTATTTCTTATCCTCCATTTTCTTCTCTAAATCTTCCAGTCCGAGTGTTGCATTTACGAATGCCAGCGCACATGCAGCTCCGATACATTCTCTGATTCCGGTTGAAACTCCGACAATCAAACACACCAGCATAGCCAGTGAAAACATTCTTCTGCTTTTCTTCATTTACTTTCTGCCTCCTCTGTGATAAACTTGGTAGCACGAGGAGAACTTGTCTCCCCGGCTACCGAGCTGTTTTTCAGAACATTACTTGAACCAGGTCAAAATTGCCGTAACAACTGCTATCAGCATTGTTACTATGGAAATTACGATATGTGTCCAGCATTCATAAATTTCAATTTTGGTCTTCTTCAACTGCTCTGAAAGCAGCTCTTCTTCTTTTTCTTCAATCCTGCGTTTTCTTTTTCCCAACGGGCAATTCCTCCTTTCTCATTTGATAATCTCTCGGAATCTCTAAGCCAGTAAATATAAGGCTTTCAGATTCCTTTTT